GCCTTACCTACCTGTCATGGGCATGGGCTTGGGGCGTCCTGAAGAGCCACTACCCAGAGGCCACATTCACCAAGCATATACAGCCTGATGGATCACCCTGCATAAAGGACGATGCTGGTTACTCATTCGTTCAAGTGACAGTTGATGTCGATGGGATTAGTGCGACAGAACTATTTCCTGTGCTGGACTACCGCAACAAGGCGATCCAAAACCCAGATGCCTTCTCAATCAACACGGCATTTCAGCGCGGACTAGCCAAGGCGATCAGCTACCATGGCTTGGGGCATTACATCTATGCTGGCGAAGACCTACCTCAGAGCGATGGAGAGGCCCGTCAGGAGGAGGTAAAAGAAAAACCTAAGCCAGACCCAGTGAGGAAACAAAAGGCTCCTGCACCGGACCCCACAGCGGCTGACAAACCCATCCTTGGTAAGATGATAAACACATTTGCCTACAAAGATGGAGACCGTGAGCCTCGTGCCGTGTCTGAATGGGACACTTGGTCAGACGTTGCATGTTCTTGGATCGGCTCCGCTCGGAGCGAGGACATGTTGAAAAAATTCTACGTTGCCAATCAAGCTATGTTTGGCCTAGCGAAGACCGAAGCAACCGCTGATTACGATAAAGTAATCAATTGCATTTCAGAAAAGAAAATCAAACTTCAGAAGGAGAAGAAGTAATGGCTCAATATCCAGCATCAGGTATCCTGTTCCAGAATGACAGGAAAGAAAAACCAACCCAGCCAGACTACACTGGCAACATAGAGCTAGAACCAGAGGTTATTCGTGATCTCATGGCGCAGCTAGATGAGGGAGTGGAGCAACCCAAAGCCAACCTAGTTGGCTGGAGAAAGACAGGCAAGACTGGTCGTCCTTTCCTATCTCTAAGAGGTAGCATTATGCGGGAGCGTCAGGCAGAAGGCTCTGGGTATCAATCACAAGCCCCTGCTAACACTGCGGTTGCTGGCTTGGATGATGAAATCCCGTTTTAAAAAATGCTCATTCCGAAACATAAGAACATTCGGGATGAAGCGTACCTGAATACTTTGCGAGGGGAACCTTGCTTAGTGTGTAGGCGCGGCGCGGAAGCACACCACCTGCTTTATGTTGGGGAACATGGAACAGGTATGAGGTCGGGAGATAACTGGGCTGTGCCTCTGTGCCGCGACTGCCATTCGGAACTACACCGATACGGTGACGAGAAGACTTGGTGGGACTTGATCGGGATAGACCCTGTCAACTGGGCGAAAGTAAACTGGGATAGATACAATGGTGACAGTGACTAGAGAAATGGTTCAACAGGTTGAATGCCCCGCATGTGGTGCGAAGCCCTTACAGAGCTGTGGTCACAAAAAAGACAAGACAAAGAGCCATGTTGACAGACTGCAGGCCGCTCAGTTGCACTTTAATAATGATGATGTGGCACCCGATAAAAGATACACGGGAAGAAAAGTTTTTCATAGGAGTGAGAGATGACATCTCCAAATCTAAGAAAGTTGAATGAACATTGTCGAAAATGTGGAGCTGTAGGTGGAGAATACTGCAAGCACTGCAGTGGCAAAAAGAGAGAAGTAAAACCAGAAGAGCTTATGTTTTTTAATCCTATAAACTTTTTAAGGGAGGACGAAGATGAGTAGCATTAAAGACGCAGCCATAGGCTTTGAGGCGGTGAAGGTGTCGATGTCTCAGGACAAGAACGGCATCATGCTGCGCCTCAATGTGCATCCAAATGATTGCCCTCAAGAACTTCACACTGACTGGGTCGGCACTAGGTACATGGTCGCCATGGTGAGGCTAAACGATCAGGACGAACCTGAGCCTCGTGAGGAAGCTGTGAATGTTGAGAGGTTGATTGCATCGGCAGGTTTGCTGTGCCGCAACGATGACTTCCATGACTACCTGTACAGCATGGGCATGACTGAGAAGACAGATGTGTTTAATCAAGAGAAAGAAGCAGTTAGTGCCGTCAGAACCCATTGCGGCATTAAGTCGAGATCGGAGTTTAGGGATAACCCTGATGCAATAAACAAGTTTGAAGAATTAAGAGAGGGGTTCAAAGAATGGAAGAAAAACTAATGAAGGTAAGCGAGATAGCAAAGATGCTATCGATGAGCTTACGGTCTACCTACAGGTTCATAAGCAAAACAGAAGACTTCCCAGAAGGAATTAACTTGGGCGTCAGAATGAAACGGTGGAAGAGAAGTGAAATCTTGGAATGGATAGAAAAGAAAAGTGACGGAGAATCATGAAGGTTCGCTTGTCTCCTAGAGAAATATCTATTTGCAAACAAGCCGCTACGTTTCGTTGGCAGTTGGCGAGAGCCTCTGGAGTTGTCAATCAAAGAAGAGATCAGGGGAGAAACGATAATGATCTTGATCTTATAGGCATCAAGGCAGAGCTTAGTGTGGCAAAGGTATTCGACATAGATCACAATCCCTTTCAGCTTGGCGTTGATAGCGGTGAGGATATGTGGCTCGGTGATATATCTATAGATGTTAAGTCTACATTCTATCCAGATGGTCGCCTCCTCTTCAAAGACATTAATGCCTTCAAAGCAAACTGCGCAGTCCTTGTGTGCCAAGAAGATGAAGATACTTACAATGTATCAGGGTACTGCTCTAGGGACAGGTTCAAGAAAGACAGCAGACAAATGGACTTAGGCCACGGAATGGGATCAGTTATGGATCAGATTGATCTAAGCCCATTAGAAAAGCTATGGTTATACTCCACCCAGAGAAGGCTACAAAAGTTCAATTGAACTATCTGTAGTCCTTCATCATCATATTGCCACGGGCATACAGCATCTGCTTTTGCTCATCCAGTCTCTCAAGTATTAACTTCCTCTGACTGTCTGGTATGTTGACGTTGTCACGAACAATGTTCTGCTGCCTAGAAATCTTCCTTATGGCATTGTTAATAGCCTTCACACGAGGCAACAAGGCGATCTCATCAGAGTATTTTTCCCTTGCCCTCATGAACCTGTCTCGATCACCAGCATCTTGAGCTGCCTTGATCTCCTGACCAACACGAAGAACCCGGTCACGCTTCTCAACGAAGATACCAATGTCTTCTCTTTCAGACACGCTGCCGATTATCTTTCTGATGAAAGGGATTTCGCTGACTAAGTCTTCAGTCAAGCCATCGTTGTATGCAGAGACTGGTACATCAACTGCTGCTCTCTGAACAAACCTACCTATACCACCAGTCAAATAATCGAACCAGTAATCCATGATCTCTGGGTTCCAATCAATGAAACCTGACATCTGGTTTGTGCCGCCAGTAAGAGAGTTCAAATTCTCGGCAATCCATTTCGAGGATGGACTTACGCTATTGAAGTAACGCTGACTGTCGGGTGATTGATCACCGGGATACTGTTCTTTGTATATTGGAATGCCTGCAAAGTTTTCATTCCTTGTTATCTCTACGAATGGATCAAGAGCCGTTGGCGCACCAAAGTTCAGCAGGTTCTCGGTGCCACCTAGTGGATTGAGGGAATCGACAAGGGTCATGATAGCAGATGTGGCACCCTCTGAGGCTGAGTACTCACCTCGTAGTGTTCTGCCAAGTGCGCGGCCAGCATTCACTGCTGAGTTCAAACCATACGGCATTGGTATGGCGATGTAACCGCGATCCGTCAGGCCACCCGTTGCTAAAACAAGATTATGTTCAAGAATATAATCTGGTATCTTGTCGTATACTAGAACCTCATCATCGTCCTCTTCAGAGATCAAAGAGTTTATAAAGTCTTGCATCAATCCATAAGCGATCAACCCGCCCCAAATCTTTCTAACTTTTGGAGATCGAAGTAGACCATTGAAAAGTGCAAATGAACCCTGAATGGATGCGTTATAGAATAGGTAAAAAGAGTTCATGGCGGTTTTGTTTTCACCGCCCTTACCGAAGTTCACCGTCACATTTCTAGCAGCCTGTGCGGCTCTCTCGTTGGTGAAGCCCTTATCCTTGAGGCCTTTGTAGACAGCTACACGGATGGCATTCTCAGCAACCGTGTTGTAGTCTTCTAAAAATCTAAACAGAGAGCCGACCTTTTCACCAGCAAAGCTGTTCTTCATCTTATTGAACTTGCCACGAGCGCCATCTTCAGCGATGTCACCAAGAACATTTTCTATGTTTGCTATTTGATCTGCAACACTGTTCATTGGGTTGGCAGAGTTTTGACCACCATCACGAACAAAGTCTGCGTATATCTTGGCCCACTCGCTGTCCTTGTCACCATCTCTTATGGCTCTCTTGATGCCCGCAAAGGCTTTGGTATAGTCCTTAGCCATACTTTTAACCATGCCCTTGGCATCGAACTGCTGGACGTTAACTCCAGCGGTTTGAATGTCTCGGATTATGTTGGTTATTAGGAACTCTGGGTTATAGGACGTATTGATAGAGGATAGGTAGCGGTTCATCTTGCCTAACGCTCGTGTCATTGAAGCGAGAGAGCTTGATCCAGTGCCATCAGAACCCTTCAAAGCCCTAGCTATACGGGCATCGTTCAACTCTACATAGACATCTTTACCGTCTACCTTGGCGACGAAGATGTTTTCGTCCTGAGCGGCAAGAGGATCACGAACTCTTACTACGTTTCCGTATTCATCTTTAGTTCTCATAGTCGGCAGGCGATCTAAGATGCGCCCGAACCCGCGAGTTTTTTCTGGCTCTGCCTGAAGCAGCTTGATGAATGCCTGACCTACTCGGTTCCTCTCACCCCGAACAACGGTGTTTTGGTTCTGATTAAACACTGTAGCAAGTATGTCTCTTGCATAGTCGAACCGACCAAGAGCGCGACGATCCTCTCTTCCTCTAGCGCCAAAGCCTTTAGCGCCAAGCCTAGCGCCAGAACCAACTTCCCCATCCGTAGGATCATCCTTGCCTTGCAGTGGGACATATGAGTTGAAGTTCTTATCCTCACGAAGCTCTTCCGGGGTGAGTCCGTAGTTGGCACGACTATCGTTTGTGTCCTTAATAATAGCCCTAACTGAAGACTGAATGCCTTGAAGTGCCGAAATACTAGGGGCGTCAAGGGTTGCTACCCATGCTAAGATTGCATCAGCTTCGCCATCAGTCATGCCCGACCCAGAATTATTCTTTGGGTCTCCCTTACGAATGTATGCGTTGCGCTCCTTGGCGTGAGTTGCGTAAAGAACCGCATCAGCGATAGCGAGTTTCTTACTTGGATAGTTTTCAAGAACTTTACTGAAGAAGGACGACAGCGTTTTAAGCTCATTGACCTTAGAAGCAGGCACGTTGAGAACTTTAACAGCATCAACCGCGTCTTTGTATATGGTTTTCTGGCGAGTATCTACCTCGGCACCAACACGACCATGGTATAGTTCTTCCTGTAAGTAGGCGTCGAAGGCATCAGTTATCTTGGCACCTGCCTTCTTCAGCTCCTGTATCATCCTACCTACAGGGAGCATGTCATCTTGGAACTTGCGGATCACCGCATCGGCAGCGTCTTGAGCCTTGTCCTTTGGCAGAACAAATCCCAATCCCTTGCCTAAGAAATCAGCAGCCTTAGCGTAGTTTAAGTTGTACTGCTTTTCTTGTACGTCTTCAGAAAGCGTACTGTACATGATCGACTGACGAACAACTGGAGAAGTCTTACGCGCTTTCTTCTCCAAGATGGGAAAGAAAGTCTTTATGTAGAATACATCTTTAGCTGGAGCGTTGGGCAGATCACGACCTGACTCCAAGACAAGTCGCATAGGTGGCGCACTGAACGCTATGTTGTTACGCCACTCAAGCACTATACCGTTCTGACTTGGGTATGAGATCACAGCGGGACCATCGTCATATCCTTGATCCTGCCAGCGACGAAGCATGTCATAGATAGCATTCTCAACACGCTTGTACTTGGAATTCTCGACAAGCTCCTTGTCATGGTTGCGTTGCTGTATGTGGAACAGACCCTGACCAACTTCCACACCACTCTCATATGTGCGGTGCGAACCCTTGGGCAAAACTATCGGACGCAGCCTGCCGCGATCCATGAAGTATCCATACACAGGATTAGAAGAGCCATCCTTTAGATTTACTGGCGCACGAACCGGGACCAAGGCATCAGCCGTGATCATGCGTGAGAACCTCTGAGGCGGCAGCTCAGGGTCTACTTCAAGACCAGACATGTCCGCATTAGTCTCTGATAGTTCCTGCTGTGTAAGCTGCTCCTGAGCAGCCATTGAGCTGTCGAGTATTGTTAGCTCTCTTGGGGCGAAGAAGTTCCCTTCGATTGGCCCTCTTTGTATCTGATCAATCTCTCTGCCAATTTCAGCATCTCTCTTGAGCTGAGATTTGACACTACTGAGCCTTCCTCGCTCTGAGTCGGGGAGTGTGGCTTTGATTTTGTCATCTGGTACACCTTTGTTTTCTAATATTGCTATGGCACCATCGGCATAGTCGTTGTCATCACCACGACCTTTACGCACACCACCAGCCTCAAAGATGCGCTTCTCAGCGTACCACATCAGAGCTTGGAAGTCTGCATTGGTTATGTCGAGAGCAAGCTCATTGCTGTTACGAAGTATTTCGCGAGCGCGTACAGCAGTTGCTCGCATTGATGCGCGTTCTGTTGCGTTGCGTGGGTCTTCTTGAAGCTCTGGCTTCAACTTAGCGGCTAAGTTCTTAGCAGCCAGTGACAGATCAGTGGACGCTGGCCTTGCTTCTTGAGCCAGCTTCTTCACTTTGGCGGCATCTTTACCAGTTACTGTGCCAGTGCGGGTCACAACGAAATCGTACTGATCTGACAGGCTTTCTAGTTTGTCGTTGAATGCCTTGTTGTAGAAGTTCTTATCCCAGATTTTCTGAACCTGTGGCGCTATAAGTTCAATGTCACTTTTCTCAATGGTGCTGATGTCAAGTGACTCTACGGTATCGACAAGCAGCTTCTTGTCCGTGTCAGACAAGCTGTCAGGGTTAGATATCATGCTCCATAGCTTGTCCTTATTCGCCTGAACAAGCTCATCATTATAATCAACAATAGGATTACCAGTGATGCGGTTAACAAACCTCATCCACCAGCGATCCATTGTTAGTGGAGAGAAGTTTCCACGAAGGTTCTGATAGAAACCGTTACCAATCTTAGGCCCAAGGACGTAAGCAACTCCAACGGTTTCGCTGGCTAGTTCTTTACCATCTATCTTGAAGGGTAAGTCCTTCACTCGCTCAACACCAAACACCTCAGTCATGAGTCCAGCAAGCTCACCCTTTGGTAACTGCGTCATGAGAAGATCATTTATCTGATTTGAGTCATACCCGAAGTCAGTTAGGTGGTTCCAGAACTCCCACGCTTTCATCATTGATTGACCCTGCTTTCCCGAAGCAGCGAGTGGGAACCTGCCGTCTGTGCTGTTTTTCCAAGCATCATACTGGCGAGATGCCAACAGGTAATTGTCGATTACTGACAGGCCATTTGAGGTAATTGCTGTAGCAAAATCAAAGGCATGCTCGGATGCGGGATCATACAAGGCATTCTCTGTGCCGTCTGGACGTAGAGGAGAGACCTCTGGATAGACTGGAAAGAGTATCTGTTTAGCTAATTTAAGTGTGCTGTCGTACCAGCCAAGGGCATCGCTGCTGGATAGAAGAGCGGCCTCGGCTTCTGCCGCCATGATCCTTGCTACTTCTTCGCGATCATCTGGTGAGTTTAGATCGTATGATCTAGTGCCACGAAGTTCGAGGAGTTTGTTGGCGAAGCTAACCAAAGTTTCTGAACCCGGCTTGCTTTTGAACTTAGGCTGACCAGTGTCAGGGTCTAGATAATCAAGAACACTTGCAGCACGTTGTTCAGGAGTGAGTGGCAGGGACAGGCGTGACTGCCTGTAACCCTCTACTCCTCTAGTAAGCTGTTCTTTTTGGCGGGAGTTACGGTTATCCCTTGCTTCCGCAAAGCGGCGACCAACTTCAGCAAGGTTTCTCTGGTATCCGACTGCGGTGTCACCTCTGTAAGTACCATTGGCTTGGAGTTGTCTGATTCCTTCATTGGTTCTTATCTCCTCAAAGTTATTCAAGTTAAATATTGCAAGTTGATCTGCGGCTTCAGCTATATAAAGAGCCTCTTCTGCAGTAGGAACTATTAACGTGTTGTCTAGGAAGTATTGCTGTGAGTCCTCATCAAACCACCCACCTAAGTAGACTGGCTTGTTGGTTGCTCTTGCGATATCCTTATTGTCATCTATATACCCTAATAGAACCTCTTCAGGCAAGGTCTCACCGACAATTATCTCTGCTTCTTTTAATGGGGCAACAACAAAGCCGGAAGATACAGGTTCCATAGTCACAGGGTCAATGGTGAAGCCATCGGGATTGCTTCTTATAAAGCCCTGCAAACCCGATACATTGGGGGTGCGTGGCAACCTAGAAAATCTTAGGGAAGCATCTCTTCCAAGCGTATTGGATTGTCGGTCAATATTTGTTTCAGAGCCTTTGACGGTTCTTTGTCCTCCGACAAAAGTATCGAACCTAGAGCCGACAAGGGGGTTGATCCCTGAGATATCGAGGATTGGTTTTTCGGTATCGAAGGCACCGTTGTTGTCGATTTCTGCGTAGCCATTAGCGATGGCCTCCTTCCTTAGTTTTCTGTATACGGCACTCGGTTTCGTGCCAATGTAATTGAAGTAATCAATCGGAATTATTCGGCCCTTTTTAATGAACCTTGACAGCATGCGATCAAATGCAATGTCTGGGGTCACATACATGTTAATCAAGCTAACGTCATATCCCTTATCTTTGAATGATTTTATCAGCTTGCGAATGCTTTTGTCACTATGCCCAACCTTCTGAGCGATGATGTTAAATCCTGCATCCATCATGGAATTTTGTGCAGCAGATAGAAGCTCAACACTCTCTTCATGTACAGCACCTGCGCCGATCCCGCCATCAAACTCTGGGATTAAAGCCTTAACCTCATCAGCATCTGGTATAGCTGCATTGTTTGCGACAGCCAGCTCGTTAGCTATCGTGGATTTGCCTGCGGCAGGTGGTCCAATGAGAACAAATGCTTTTCTATCATAAGCCACGGGTTGATAGTTAAGACCCATCTCTCTGTATGGTAGGGTCAAAGAATCCTTTATTATGGTTGGAAGTAAGTTTCGTGTGCCTCTAACTGTCTTCCCACGAACACTATATACCCTGTCTTCATGCCAATTTTTAGAGCCATACCCTTCAGCGTCTATTGTCTGAGGGCGACCAGACATAGCCTGAACAACAAGCTCTATAGCAGGGTGCTGTTCTATTTCTACTTTACTTGGAGACGTTTGAAGAAATGCGCTCAAGTCTCTTATAGCAACTTGTGTTTGAGGAGGCAAATCACCAAGCCTTGACTCACGCACAGCAGGTTCTGTCTGCTGTTTTGCTGCCATATCACGCTCACGCTTTCCAATATCACCAACATTAATATTATCAAAGATACTCTGAACGTCAGTAAATCCATTATCAACTGAGCCGCCGACTATAGACTTGAAGAAGTTCTTGATTTTATTGAACAAACCCTTTGGCTTGCCAGCCAGCTTCAAACGACCAGCGTTGTAATCCCGGAACATTTCTGCGACAGCTTCTTCAGCCTGCACTTCCGCAGTGTCCTGTGAGTACATGCGTTTTGCTCTGTCGAGGTACGAGTACTTTCTCTTCTGAACCTGACCTTCCTTGGTCTTTGCGTACTTCACTTTCCCCGCAGCATTAGTCAAAGAACTCCACTCGGACGGAGTGATGACGTTCATCTCTTTCAGGGCATGAGTTGTTTCATGATCAAGAACTTCACCGACACGGTTGAACAGTTCAGCTTCAGATAAATTGGGATCGTAAACCCCCATAGATAAACTGATTACACGACCAAGTGGATTGTACGATCCCTCACCAGCATCGACAGCTTGCTCTGCGTTTAGCCTAACATCCTTCAATCCATACCCATCAAGCCTCTTGCGGATAGACTTGAATACATTCGCTTGTTTCTCATTGAGTGCCGGAGTGAAAACAGGATTGTTCGATTGAACTTTTTCTTTGACCTGATCGGCAACACTACGGGCTTTAGCCGCTGCAACCTTAGCCTCAAGGGACTGAGCCTTACCCGTTTCAGGTGTAACCTTTGGCACATATGGCAAAGTACCAAGCCGCTGA